GCAGGACAGCAGATTCGTGGACGTCGACACGGTCACCACAGACCAGATCTTTTCATAGTGGATGACCTTGAGAGTGACGAAGCTGTCATGAATGAAGAAAGAAGAACAAAGCTCTTTAGTTGGTTTAAGAGTGCAGTTGTAAACTCGGTAGATAGAGGTTCCAAGGATTGGCGTATCATAATCATCGGAACCATTCTGCATGAGGATAGTTTGCTGAGCAAGCTTATGCGGGATCCTACATGGCACTCAGTTAGGCTTGACATATGTGATGATGAGTATAACAGTAACTGGCCTGAGTTCATGTCGACGGAAGAAGTCAAAGCTCTGGCTGATGAATACAGACAAAGTGACCAGCTTGATATCTTTTATCGTGAGTATAGAAACATTCCTATTGCCTTGGAAAATCAGGGCATCAAGCTTAGCTACTTTAAATATTATGAGCAGAGCGAGAAGGAGATAAACGAAGACCCAAGCATCGAGACCATGATCATGTTTGACCCTGCACGTACACTTAACAAGGGTAGTGCAAAGACAGCTATCGTAGCTGTGGGTGTTCAGATGTCCACGGACAAGTGGTTCATCAGAGACATTGTGAACGATCATATGTTTCCAGATGATGTTTATAACGTAGTTTTTGATATGGCCGATCGAATGAATGCTACGGTTCTTGCTCCAGAGATAACAGGTCTTCATGAGTACATCATGCAACCTCTTCGGAATGAGATGATTAAAAGAGGAATCAACTATCCTATAGTCCAGCTTAATCCTCGTGAGGCTAAGGCAAGTAAGAAACGCTCAGGACAACTTGTACCTAAGTATAGACAAGGCTTGATATATCATAACAAGAACTGTTGTGGCTCGCTCGAGATCAACCTTGCACAATGGCCACGTCCTGCCATGTGGGATGAGATTGATTGTGTTTCAGGTGTTCCCTATGTGCTGGAAGCAGGAGACAGATACTTTGAGTTTAGCGAAACCGATATAGAGAAAGAATACGAGGAAATAGACTATGAACCAGCTTTATCAGATTCGTGGAGGAGAGTAAACTAATGCCAACCATTTTACCTTTACCAAAGACAGACAGTGTGGTGGTACTCAAGCAGGACAAGATAGACTATACCTATCCCTTTGGTCTTGACTTTACTCCAGGCAGTGAGCTTCATACTCATATTCTTGGTGAGTGTTTATATCGTTTGCATGAGAGTGCAAACATCATGAGTCGAAGACATGATAGCTGGAGAGAGATGGATAGACTTATGACCTCCTATATACGGCTTGATGATGCCGAGGAGGCTATCAAACAAGCTGATTCCCGTAGGCCAGTTCCAACTGTTGTGCCCTTAAGTTACGCAACAATGGAGACTCTGTTAACCTATCTTGTTGCTGTTTATATGGATGAGCCTATCTTTAGGTATGAAGAAGTTGGTAGTGAGGATACAATGGGAGCTGCTTTGCTTGAGCTTATTATCTCTATGCAGACTCGAAGATTCAAAGCCCCCCTTGCTCTTCATACAATGTTCAGAGACAATCTGATCTATGGTATTGGAGCAGCAGCACCTATATGGAAACAAAAGTGGGGATTCAAAACACGAGAGGGTTTCAGAGAGGACAAGCTGCTTTTTGAGGGCAATGATATTATCAACATTGATCCTTATAAATATCTTCCGGATGTTTCTGTTGCCTCACATAAGCTTCAAGACGGTAGCTATGTAGGATGGTACTACACAACAAACTATGGTAATCTACTCAACAGAGAGTATGAAGATGATACCATGTTTAATGTGAAGTATCTTAACAAGCTTCAAACAGGATACAGTACACTTATTCCTTCTGACTATAGTGAAAGGGATAGAGATAAGGTTACAAATATGAACAGCCGTCCAAGCTCGGTAAGGAACTTTGACGTTGCCGTGTTTGAGGTTGACCTTGTTCCTGCGGAGTGGAAGCTTGGACCTGATGAGACCATAGAGAAATGGACTTTCTGGATTGCTGGAGACGCTGTTATCATCAAGGCTTTCCCTTCTGAGATGGACCATAATATGTTCGGAGTCACGACTTGTAGCACGAACTTTGACGGTTACTCAGCTTCACCAATGGCTACACTGGAGATCACAGCAGGATTGCAGACAGCTGTAGATTTTCTTTACAACAGCCATATCACGAATGTTCGTAAGTCTTTGAATGATATGTTCATAGTTGACCCTGAGATGGTTAATATGAATGACCTGATGAATCCTGAAGCAGGGATGCTCGTGCGTTTGAGAAAGAAAGCTTGGGGTAGGGGCGTTAAAGATGCTGTACAGCAATTCCAAGTCAATGATGTAACGAGACAGAACATCGGGGATATTGATGTAATACATGGTATGGTGGCCAGAGCCTCAGGAGCAACGAACGCCGTGGACGGTCAGATCATCACGAGAGGTGAAAGGAAAAGTGCAACGGAGATCAGAAGTACAAGAGGTAGTGCACTTTCACGACTTGAGAAACAGGCAAGAGTAGCAGGACTCCAATGCGTTCAAGACTTAGCTTATATGTTCGCAAGTCAAACACAGCAGTTTATGTCAGCTGGCACGTATGTTAAGATAGCTGGTGAACACGAGCAAGAGCTAAGGGCGATGTATGGAACGAGGGGAGCGGTGGCAGTTAATCCTGCGGATATTGATATTGACTATGATATTATACCTTATGATGGAAGTTTGCCTACTAGCGGGGATCCTGAGCTTTGGGTACAGCTTTTACAATCTGCTGCAGGTAATCCGGAGTTGGCGGCGATAATGGATACGACAAAGATCTTTAAGCACTTTGCTCGTTTAGCAGGTGCCAAGAATGTTCAGAGCTTTGTTAAGCAGGGAGGAGGAATAGCTCCAACGGTTACACCAGACGCAGAGGTGTTAAGGGAAGTAGACAAGGGCAATATAATACCGACGGGAGATGTAGGATGATTGAAAGAGTCTTGATGTTTATGGTAAGTAAGCTCAGTGAACGAATTAAAGAGCGAAGGGTGCTTTCACGAGAAGAGTACGAAGAAACTTTTACTAGTGCTCCTGGGGAGTTCACAAAGTTCTTTCAAGGTTCCCTTTGGGCAGACATCGAAAAGTATCTCATTATGCAGGTACTTGCTTTAAGAGATGAGCTTACAACATCACGAGAGCATAAAGATATCATACATGTGCAAGGTGAAATATACCGATTACAGAAACTTCTAGACCTTCCTAAGAACATGGAAGGAATAATTAAAGCCTCAAAAGTAAAGGAGACACAGGATGAAGAATGATGGAGCAGAGAAAACAGTTGAAACGGTAGAGACGGTAGAGACCCCTGAAGTTCTATCTCATGAGGAACAACTTGCTGCTGCAACTGACAGTGTAGAGGAGGCCAATCAAGCGTCGTTGGATGCTATGTTTTCCTTCCCTCCCAAAGAAGATGAAAAAGAAGGATCGGAGAAGGAGGCACTTCAAGGAGAAGCTGAAGGCGGAGAGGATGTTTCAGGAGAAGAGGACGAGGGAGATGGAGAGGACGAAGAGGGAGCAAGCGAAGGAACTGAAGAGGATGATGAAGAGGTAGAAGGGGAGGAGGCAGAAAAACCTGATCCTGTTCTTGATGCCATAGCAAAGTTAAATGAACGCTTTGATAAGCTTGAGGGTAAAGAAGAGGAAGCTGAAGAAATAGAAGTCGAAACAGAAGGTCCTCCTACTTTTGACGCTACAGAGATTTTAACGCAGGAAGAATATGATGATACTGATACCCATGAGGGAATGAACAGGGCTCTTGTAAAAGTAGCACAGCAAGCAACCGAGTTCGTGATGAAAAATCAGGTCAGCTATATACAGAACCTTGTCAATAATCAGGTCACACAGCAGTTCCTTGTTCGTCAGTTCTATGCGGATAATCCGGATATGGTAGAGCATAAGAAATCTACCTCAGCGGTATATAAAACGCTTCAGTCAGAATTTCCTGAGGCTACAGTAACTGAACTCTTTACTAAGCTTCCTGGTGCCGTTCGAGCTCTTAAAGGTCTGAAGGCCCCGAAGAAGGCAGTAGTTAAAAAACCGGTTAAGAACAAACAGAAACCTGGCCAACGCTTTGTTAAAGGTGGTGGAAGCAGGTCAACAAAAGTAACACCAACAAAACCTGATGGAATCGCCAGTGAAGTTGCAGCGATGGGGAAGGTCTGATGAATCAAAATGCTATGCAAAGAACAGCTTGGGGAGTAAAGGAGATTACGGATGCTGGTGGGGTTGATATACAACTTGAACCCTGTCACAGAGTTGTGCTTATCAACGTACCTACAGGTGCCCATGATATCTATCTGCCCTCAGTGTTTGAAGCCTTTGGCTTAACATACACGGTGTATACAGTAGCAAATGCTGGTACTTATAACATCGTAATAAAAGCTAATACTGATGATAAAGAAACAGCAACCTTCATCCGAAACACCGTTATAGGCCCTGCAGTAGGTATAACACTTAATGCTATTGATGACTATGTTGTTCTTTATTGTGATGGTATAAGATGGAATGTTTTAGAGGAGGACGTATAATGCGCTTTGATGTAGATGAAAGGGGTCTTCCTCGTCAAGCTGCCTTTGTAGCTGCTGGTACAATAGACCCTATGGTACGGCAAGCAATACTTACCTATGGTACCTATACTGTAACTCTTCCTCCAGTAGCTAACTTTGCAGGGCAGTATCTTATTTTGCAAGCTACAGGAGGGACTGTAGCGGGAGGGGAAACAGTGACAATCAGAACGGATGTAACAGCTACAGAGTATATACATATAGCAGCTACAGCTGTATTAAGTATTGCCTTTTCTGATGCCACTTCAATAATGGACTATGCCATTCTTTACTGTGATGGTAATCGTTGGTATGAAGTGTATGGGAGTTACACATGATCTTTAAAGATGGATACTTTTATGATCCCGCACAAACTTTTGGTGTGGTAAGGATAACTAAAGGAATAACACTCTCGCCTAACATAGCAACCGTGGAGGTGTATGCAGAACAAAAAGGTTACACAGTGACATTACCTAAGGCCAGAGACACGGCTTTACAGGTTCTTAATGTCTACCTTATTGCTGGTGACGAATCGGTTATCTTAAAAGCTTCGAGTGCTGATGCAGGTATCTTTACTGATATTACATTAGCTTCTCCTGGAGAATTTGCCCTTTTGATGAGTGATGGTGCCCAGTGGCGAACCCTTATTTCAAGTTAAGGAGAAAGTTTTATGCAGTCTAAACAAAGAAGGAATGATTTCGATGAAATTGTTGGTCGAAATCAACGAGTATATGTAGCCAGTTCTGCTACAGTTTCAACAAAGGTTATGGAACCCGGAGAGTTTAATCTCTTCGTTACCACAACGATCAACAATGCCATTACGGTAACGTTGCCCTCAGTTGACGCAGCTGTTGGTGGTATCTACACCATCTGGTTTGTTCTTGACGGAACAACCGCTGATTGCACCATCGAAGATAAAGACGGAGACGCTGGTTACGCAGATGTCGTGCTTACAGCTACGGCGGATTACCTGTGTGTATACAGTGATGGCTCTCATTGGATTCCCTTGGCCGAAGTCTCAACCTAAGATATCCTAAAGTAAACTTTTTAAGAAAGGAATTTGTAACTCATGGCTGATACATATTTTGTAGGCATGAGGGGAACTGATGATTTTGTCACTAATGAACGTCCGGAGAATTGGAGAGAAGGTATTCTGACTCTGTTCCCTAATGGTGACATGCCCCTTACCGCTTTAACGGCTCTTATGGAGACCGAGAAAACCGATGATATCCATTATCACTGGTGGACTGAAAAACTTACCACGCAACGTTTCGCTGTTACAGGTGTCTATACAGATGCTGCTCTCTCCAGTGCCTATACAAGTAGTGGTGTAGCAGGAGACATTTTGTACATCAAGACCAGTGACACAACCGGTATCGACATGTTCAGAGCAGGACACGTAGTGATGCTTCGTGACACCGATGATTGGACAGTAGACTGTCGTGGCCTTGTCACAGGTGTTCAGAAGAATGGTGTGAGTTCTTACATCACTGTTCGGTTGATTGAGGATGATGATAACTCCACAACACACGATCTGAGTGATGCTGATAGCTGTCTCATCATCGGTAATGCTAATGCTCAGGGAGCAAACAGACCTGAATCCATTGTGCAGAATCCAACAGAGCAGGATGGTTATACCCAAATTTTTCGTGATGCCCTGGACTTGTCCAGAACAGCTCTGGAGACAAAACTCCGTACAGCACCTGCCTACGATAGAGCAAAGAAAAATGCTCTTTTGCAGCACGGCATTGGACAGGAGAAGGTTTATCTTTGGGGGCAAAAGGCCTTGATCACTGGTGATAACGGAAAACCTCAGAGCTTCACAGGTGGTATCATACCAAACATTATCGCTAATGCAAGTGCTAATGTCAGTGACTATTCTCTGGAGCCTGGTTACTCAGGACAGACCTGGCTTAACGGCGGTGAGGAATGGCTTGATGAAATGATGGAACTCATCTTCCGTTATGGTGATAGTGATGAACGCCTTGCCTTTGTAGGCTCTGGTGCCCTTCTTGGTATCCAGCGTTTGGTGAAGAACAATGCGCAGTATAACATCACTGCACGTGAAGCAGCCTATGGCATCAAGGTGGTTGAATGGATCACGCCCTTTGGTTCCATCATGTTGAAACGTCATCCGCTGTTCTCTTATGAGGCAACGAATCGTAACCAGATGCTCATCTTCGAACCGAAGAATCTGCGTTATCGTTTCATCACGGACACAACCTTTTATCCTGATGTTTCCTACCAGAAGGGTGGAGGCACGGGCAAAGATGGTAAAGAGGAAGAGTTCCTCACAGAGGCAGGTCTTGAGCATCATCATCCTGAGACTTGTGGTTTGCTGAACGGTGTAGGTATTGACAACGATCTCAGCTAAACATAATCAAGGAGTAGGTTAGGGTGACCTAGCTTACTCCTTGAAACAATTTGGAACAAGGAGGAGACAAGGTGTTTAAGAAGGAATGCTGTGTAAAATGCTTCTACGTAAGACCTGTAGGAAACAGCACAAAGCTCCAATGCAAAAGATTTCCCTTTCCTACTGCCTATCCGGTTGGTCCAGGTGAGTGGTGTGGTGAGTACAAACTTGACCCGAAAGCGGCTACTAAATGTAAGGCCCTTTTTGCTATCGAAAAGGCAAAAGACCTTAAGCTTAAGGAAAAGGAAAAGGCTAAAAAACTAGCTGCAAAACCTGCAGAAGAGAAAATAGGTAAAAAGGGTTTGACCAAAGAGATAGACATCTTTGCAATGGGAGATACCGATGACACTGCTGCAGATAAGAACGAAAGTAATTGATCAATCAGGTCGAAGGAACTATGTGGTTGCTGGTAGCTATGCTGATAACGGAGCAGACTATTTTATAGACGCTGCATCAAGAGCTCTTGATCGTGAGCAGGAAACAACTAAGTCTCCTCGATGGTATCAAGAAGATCTTGCCATAGACGGGTTACGTTTGAAGATGCAATACTGTCGTGTGGTAGCACAGGTCTGGTACAAAACAGCAGCAGGAGCAAATGTTCAGCTTACGAAGTTTATGTATGATGAAATGCTTACGGCCTATCCTACTCTTGAAGAGACTACTAGTGGGCCACCTTTATATTGGGCACCAGAACCTCTTACAGCTTCACCAGAGGTCGTTGACCCTGTAGAGAACCTTGATCGTCATGGGGTTATCTTGATGCCTCCTACTGATGCAGCTATCACTGTTAAGGTCTTTGGTAGGTTTTATTCTAAACCTCTTGCCCTTGATGCAGACATCAATTACTGGAGTGAAGTTCATCCGGACATACTGATACTTGCCACCATGAAGGTCATGGATTATAGTGCTCGGAATAGCGAAGGTGAAAGAGACTATGCTCAAGTGGTAGCAGGGCTTTTAAACCCTGTTGATCGTGACGTTGCTGAGTGGGATGCAGCAACTAAATGTGTAATGCGAGGTTAAAATGAACAGACGATATAGAGATCAAAAGGTAGAGAAAGAAAAGGACGAACGGCAAAAAGCTAAGCAAGAAAGGTCTCAAGCCGTTAACGCAAAGCCTCATGCCCTTATCTGTGATGTTTGTGGCAAGGAGGGAAAGGTTAGTCTTATACAAATAGGTCGAACCGTTAAACTTTGTGATGTACATTATGATGGAGCCATAGGCACACTTGAACAATATATAAAGGATGAAAAGGATGCAGGAGTTCAACCTAAGTCTGACTGATGCTCTCACTAAAGGCTTGAGGCCAAAGAGTTACAATAAGAGAAACAGTGACTTTCTCCAAGAGTGTAAGTATCTTAAGGTAACGGAACAGGGATTGATTGAAGATGATGGTGTAACGAATCCCTTTATTTCTGATCCCTATGCTTCTTGGCCTTTTCCTCAATTCATTAGAGGTCAAGGAGTAAACATGCTTGCAGGAGAAACTACCCTTGAGACTGTTGATGAAGATAGTTGGGGCACTGTTAACATCGAAACCTTTGACTACGCAAGTTGCAGTACACCAAAGGCTATAGTTGCTGGAGGTCCTTGGCACTATGCAGATTTTTATGAAACGTGGTTTTTGCTTAATGGTAGCTGTGTTGTGTTTAAGGATAAGTCTCGAAGTATGTTTGGTGAAGCTGATAAGGTTCTTGTTTGTGATGAGAGAACCATCAACACCGGATGCGACTTTAAAGGTAGGGTTATCTTTGCTGGCTTTGACCCTACAGACTTTTGGGATGTAGAATGGCAAGCTCTCATGGCTTATTGGGGTAGTAGGTTTGACTATGATCTAAGTTATGTTCTCACCATGGGAAGTAACTTTGTATGGTGGAGTGCAATCGGTGGAGGTAATGCTCTTGACCTATTTTATCCTGAGCGGGCTGTATATGGTGTGATGGAAGAAGATGCAGATACAGCTGTAAGTGCTCCTATGTATTTAGAGTACATGAAGCGAAATGACTCAGGCTTCATGCCGATGCCCTGGCAGGGAACTGTTCTATGCACTAAGCCTCTGGGCAAGGGCGTGATGGTATATGGTGATAATGGTATAGCCTTTATGTATCCAGCAAGTGGTGGAGGTGTAGCTACAATGGGGCTTGAGAAGCTTGCGGACTTCGGTATTGCCTCAAGGTCTGCTGTTGGTGGAAACTTTAACAGTCATCTGTTTGTGGATACAAGCGGAGCTCTGTGGAGAGTAGGCAAGGACGTTGTGCTACAAAAGCTTGACTATAATGAGTATGTAGCTCCTTTGCTTGATAGTGAGATTGTGGTGACGCATAATCCTCACGAAGAGGACTTTTATGTAAGTGGAACGATCAGTGACACAGAGACAGGATTTCTCCTAACCCCAAGTGGCTTGAGTGCAACTCCTTATGCTGTCACCAGTGGCTATTTTATGGAAGGAGCCTTTGTAGGTGTACGTAAGGTTGCTGATGACACAGAGGTATTGGTAACCGTGGATACTCAGGACATGGGGTATAGAGAAGATAAAACGATCACGACTGTTGAAATTGGTCTTGATACATCCAGTGACGTTGATCTTGGCTTTGTGGAAGTAGCTGCGGATTATCGTTATAGTAAGAGCGGTGAATGGGTGACTACTCCTTGGGTGGTAGTAAATGATAAGGGATGGGAACGCTTACAAATAACAGCTACGGAGATGAGACTTAAGATAAGGATTGGCGGATATAGTAATGTGAGAATTGATGAGCTTAACATTCGCTGGCAGATGTCTAACAAACAAACGATAAGAGGATTAAGTGCTGCTAAGATTGGATGACGAACAAGTTACAACCTATTGGGAGAACATCAGGCAAACACTTCTGGCTAATGATCTTCCAATGGCAGATGCAAATGCAAACTCTATGAAGGTTGTGTTACATGGTTTGTTGCAAGGTTCTATACAGGCTTGGATCCTTTATAACATCGTAGAGGGCAAGGAGGACATACTTGCTATGGCCCTTACCGCCTTTAGTGTGGAGCCGGTTACGCTTACGAAGAACCTTGTTATATATAACCTTTACGGATATAGTTTTGTGCCTCCAAGGATGTGGACAGAGGGTCTGCAAGGGTTTAAGAAATTTGCTAAAGCTAATGATTGTTACACCGTTATAGCTTATAGCAAGGTTCCCCGTATCATGCAGATTGCTCAAGAGCTTGGAGGAGATACATCCATGCACGTTATTAATTTGGAGATAGAATAATGGCAGGTAATGGCGGTGCTACAGGTTACGAAAGCACTAATGAAACGGTAGCTGATGTACATAGTATGTTGCTTACAGGGCATACAGAGGATGCTTCTCCTATTGAGTGGACAGGAACAGCTTTTACTCCAGCAGCAGGTGAAGGTGGTGCAGCAGGAACTCCTTTTTGGGTCAACACGGAGGACTTCGAAGACAACCCTTCAGCTCTACGGTTTCTTCTTCAGAAGGGACTAACAGACGTTGGAGGTAATCCCTTTGAGGGCATTAGTGCTTTTGAAGTAGATGAACTTATTGGAGAGGTCAAAGATCGTTATACTCTTTACAATGAGCTGATTGAGAACTATGATCCTGAAACCGAATGGACAAGCTATGTAACAGAGGCCCTTGGGCAAACTGATACTGTTGTTCCGGAGCTTGATGTAGATAGTTTGGTTTCCACAATCGTGAACATGGCTATCTCACGAGCAGCTAGTCTTGCAGCTGATGCGGTTAACCAAGCAGCGGAAGATAAGAGAACACAGCTCGACAGCACACAGGTAAAGCAGCTTGCCACAGCGGTCAGTGCCCTTCCTACTATAGGCACAGCAGCAGAAACACAGGCAAATCTTAACATCACTAATGTAGCTGCAACAGCCTTTGCCCTAGCTCAAACAGAAAGCGATGGGGATTATACAAAGGCAGAAGCAGATTCAGAAACAGCACTTACGTCTATTGGCGCTTCGGTTCCAACGATCACGGATCTGTTACAGACAGCAGCAGATGCAAAGGCTAAGGCACTGGCACCAATACAAACAGCCCTTGCTAATACAGATGGTGCTGCTAATATGTCTAACGTTACAGACGCAAGTGCCCTGGCTGTTACAGCCGCAGGTGATGTGCTTACTGACGCAAGAACAGACGCGAAGCTAAGTGCTAGTACGATCCTTGCGGCTCTTGATCCGAACACTGAAGCTTTGATTGCAAGGATGTATACGCTTGCAGTAGGTAACACAACAGGCATCCTTACAAATGCTATCAATGCTGCAGCTTCCGCAATCGATACAGCTATCGTGGATGATGTAGTTGCAGGGTTCAAGAGTGGGATCGAGAACGGACACTTTAGAAACATCAATCGTATGGCCGGAGGTATGGCTGATATAAACAGCGTGAACTCAAGTGCTTATATCTTTGCCTTCGCAGGGTTAGAGAGTGACTATCTTAAAGAGGAAGCTAAGTTTAGAAGTGACCTTTCAAGAGACCTTTATGTGCAAGCCTTGAATGGTTATCTTCAAACTTTTACTACGAACCAAGCTCAATATATTGCAGGATACTTTCAGCAGCTTGATAAGAGTCTTGATGTATATAGACTCGAGCTTCCGCTACAGACGCAGATGTTCTCAGTGCTTTTGCCTCAATACGTACAGACCTACCTGACTGGTTATGGTGAGTATCTTAAAACTTACCTTACGCTTTCAGCTGAGCATGGTGAGAAGAGCAACAGGTTGTCTACAACACAGGCAACCATGATCGCGCAGTTTCAAGATGCAAGGAAACAGATGGCCTTAAGTCTTGCTCAGATGCATATGGGAAGTATCACAGGGCTTACGGATCTTGAAGCTCAGACATACGCTCAGGGCATAGCTGAAGAGCTTAAGACTTTTGATTCCATCATGCGCTCGAGGCTTGCGGCAAGTTCAGGTCTTGTAAGTGAAGAGCTTAATAATACGGTAAGGACTCGTATCCAAGAGTCTGTTTCAAAGGCAGGTTTCACAACTGGAGCTATCGCACAACAGGATAAGCTTAAGACAAATCAACTGATGGAGAATAGAGCTTCTGCTTCATTGCTCTCAACGATGGCTACACAGTCTATTATTGCCAATAGTGAGGAAAATGATAGGAACATTGGGTATGATGTAAGCTCTGCAGGATGGGATATGTCACTGTTTCAACAGGTAGGAAACCTTATATCCGCATCAACGGGTTCTGTTATACCTACAGCTGGTCAGCCAAGCACGACACAGAGTGCCCTCGCA